CCTTTACTACAACTTGGTGGACAAAGAAATGAATCTGAACTGAAGATAGATTTTTGGAATGAATCTAAAATACAAATCTTTGGAGCAGACCATGCAGACTCACTTAGAGGATTGGGATTTCATGGGGTTGTTATGGATGAGTATGCCATCATGGCACCAAGAACCTGGACAGAAATTATTAGACCAGCAATAGCAGATACACAAGGGTTTGTTATTTTTATTGGAACACCTATGGGTCATAATCAATTCTGGGAAGTCTATGACTATGCACAAAGAGGTGATCCTAATTGGTTTGCAGCAATGTATAGAGCTAGTGAAACACAAGTTATTCCTGATGAAGAACTTAGACATGCTAGATCTATTATGACAGAAGAACAGTATAACCAAGAATTTGAATGTTCTTTTACTGCTGCTGTATCTGGATCATATTATGGTAAATTAATGACAAATGCTGATAATGAAGATCGAATAACAAATGTACCTTACGATAAAGTTTTAGGTGTAGAAACATGGTGGGATTTAGGTATTGGAGATAGTACAGCTATTTGGTTTGTTCAAAGAGTTGGAGAAGAACTACATATTATAGATTACTATGAAAATAGTGGCGAAAGTCTTATGCATTATGCAGATATTCTACATAACAAAGGTTATGCATATGAAAGACATATAGCTCCTCACGATATTCAAGCTAGAGAATTAGGAACAGGTAAATCAAGATTAGAAGTTTCAGCAGACTTAGGTATTGACTTTGAGGTAGCACCTAAATTAGAAGTAGATCATGGTATCGAATCAGTAAGAAATGTGTTACCATATTGCTGGTTTGACAGAGAAAAGTGCAAATTAGGCATTGATGCTATGCGTCAATATCGAAAGCAATGGGATGAGAAAAACCAGGTTTTTAAAAATAAACCTTTACACGATTGGTGTTCTCATGCTGCTGATGCTTTTAGATATGGATGTGTACACGATCCTGTAACTTCTTCTGATTGGGATAGACCCATTTATGTTGAAACAAAATATATAGTATGAAAAACGAACAAGAAATTTTATCAATATTAAATAGAGAAATTAGAGCATCATCAGGTTACATTGGTGGTGAGATTGTTAGTAGAAGAAAAAGATCTTTAGAATATTATCTTGGTAGACCTTTTGGTAATGAACAAGAAGGTAGATCACAAGTTATCTCTACAGATGTTTCTGATACCATTGAAGGATTAATGCCTTCATTAATGAGAATCTTTACTGCAAGTGATAATGTATTTGAATGTGAACCTGTTGGGCCAGAAGATGAAGAAGCAGCTAAACAAGCAACTGATTATTTAAATTATATTTTCTATAAACAGAATAATGGATTCAGTGCTTTATATACTGCGTTCAAAGATGCACTTATTCAAAAAAATGGAATACTAAAAGTTTATTGGGATGAGTCTGAAAAAACAACTCGAGAAGAATATAAAAAATTAACTGATGATGAGTTTATAGATTTAACTAAAGATCCTGAAATTAATGTATCACAACACACAGAGTATGAAGAAGAATTAAAAGATGATGATGGAAATGTTTTAGATACAATTAAATATCACGATGTTGTTTTACATAAAACGACAAAGTATGGAAAAGTAAATATTGAACCTATCCCACCTGAAGAATTTTTAATTGAACGTAGAGCTAAGTCTATTGATGATGCAAACTTTATAGCTCATAGAACTAACATGAGCAGAACTCAATTAATTGAAATGGGTTACGATCCAGAAATAGTAAATAACTTACCTATTGGTGATACAAATTATTATTTAGAAGATAGACATATTAGATTTCAAGAAACAGATTTTTCTGCACCACAAGACAGAGGTGATGATAGTACAGATGAAGTTTTAATACATGAGTGTTATGCAAGAATAGATATTAATAATGATGGTAAAGCAGAACTTATTAAAGCATGTATAGCAGGTGATGGTGCATATAAAGTTTTAGGTATTGAAGAAATTGATTCAATGCCATTTATTTCTGTTACACCAATTATGATGCCACATAGATTTTATGGTAGATCAGTTTCAGAATTAGTAGAAGATATCCAATTAATTAAATCAACTGTTATGCGTCAAATGTTAGACAATATGTATCTAACAAATAATAACAGAGTAGCTATTCAAGATGGTCAAGTTGCAATGGATGATCTATTAACTAATAGACCAGGTGGAATTGTTAGAACTAAACAACCACCATCAAATGTTATTTTACCATTACAAGCTCAACCTATTACTGATCAAGCATCAGGTATGTTGGCTTATTTAGATTCAGTAAAAGAATCTAGAACAGGACAAACAAGACAATCACAAGGTATACAAGCAGATACATTAAATAATAAAACTGCAACTGGATTAAACCAAATCTTAACTCAATCTCAAATGAGATTAGAACTTATTGCCAGAACTTTTGCAGAAACTGGTGTTAAAGATTTAGCTAGAAAAATATTTGAACTTGTATGTAAGTATCAACAAAAAGAACAGATCGTTAGAATTAGAGGTAAGTTTATTCCTATGAAACCATATGAATGGAGAGATAGAATGAATGTTACTGTAGCTGTAGGACTTGGCACAGGTTCTAAAGAACAACAATTAATTTTATTAAATTCTATTTTAGAAAGACAACTACAAGCTATTAACTTACAACAAAATGTATTTGGCCCAGTTGTTAATGTTAAAAATATTTATCATACATTAAAGAAACTTGTAGAAAATGCAGGATTAGGAAATGTAGAACCATACTTTATGGATCCAGATGTAGGTCAATCACAAATGCCTCAATTACCTCCTAAACCTCCAACAGAGTTTGAGAAAGTTTCATTGGCTCAAGTACAAGGTGAAAACGAAAGAGCTATATTAAATAACCAAATGGAAATGAAAAAACTTGAAACACAATTTAGACAAAAACTATTAGACTTTGAATTACAAGTTAAAGAAATGGAATTAAAATATAATACTAAGGTAGATGAGATTGCAATGAAGTCTAGATCTATGGTAGAACAACAGCAAGTCAGACAATCTGGTGATATATTTAAAAAAATAATGGAAGGACAAAAGGAGTTTTTTGATGGGCAACCTAGACAAACAGATTCAACAGGGTCAGAAGGCGAACCAACTTCTTAACGACCCTTTATTGAAAGAGGCTTTTGAGTATCTCGCAGAACAATATAAGTCAGAGATATTTAATACAAATTACAATGACCATGACCAAAGACAAGTACTTTGGATGGCATACAATATGCTAGACAAGATTAAAGGCCACCTTGTTAGCGTCATGGAAACAGGTAAACTAGCTTCCTCAGAGCTAGAAAATCTAACACGCCAATCTACTAAGTAGAAGCGTTCAACATAAGGAGCATACATATGCAATCAACTGATAAATCAGTTCAAGGTGCAGCAGATAAAATTTTAGGATTACTGAATCCTCAACCTGAAGCTCAATCAGAGCCAAAACAGGATGAAGGACAATCAGCTCCAGAAGCTAATGCTGAACCATCAGTAGAACCTGTTGAGGAACAGGCTACATCTCAAGAGAGCCAATCTCCGTCTGAAGAAGCTCCAGCAGAAGTCGAAGCTACTGAAAACCAGGAAGTAACAGAAGAAACTGTATCTGAAGCAGAAATCGAGAAACCAAATCTCCACCAAGTCAAAGTACAAGGTCAAGAGATGGAGGTTACCCTTGATGAACTTAAGGCAGGTTATTCTAGAGATTCCGACTATCGTCAAAAGACACACTCTCTATCTTTAGAGAAAAAACAATTTGATGAAGAAAGAAGTGTTCTTAGACAACAATACGACATGAAACTTAGAGAGTTAAATGAAGCAATATCTAGTGCTGAATCTATAGGCAGACAACAGTTAGATCCTGCTGAATTGCAAAGACTTTATGAGGAAGATCCATCTCAAGCAGCTAAAATTGATTTTCAATTTAGGCAGCAACAAGAAAAGATTAACCAAGCTAAAGCCCAAGCAAGACAAGCTGCACAGCAGCAATATAATCAGTATCTATCTGAACAATGAAGATTAGCACAGGAGCGTATTCCAGAGTTCTCTGATCCAAATAAATCAGAAACTTTTAAGAGTGGAGTTAAATCTACTTTAAAAAGTTATGGTTTTTCAGATCAAGAGATTGGATCATTAGCAGATCACAGAATGTTAATGGTAATTAAAGATGCGATGTCATACAGAGGTTTGAGAAATTCTAAACCTATTGTACAAAAAAAAGTCGCAAATGCTCCAAAGGTTATTAAACCAGGTGTTGTCAAAACAGAAAACTCTAAGCGTAGTGAAGTAAGGAACAAAATATCTAAGTTGAAGAAAACAGGTGATCTTAAAGATGCCCATTCTGCAATCTTAGGTATGATAACTAAATAACCTTAGAGGAGAAAAAACATGGCACAACCAACAAACACTTTTGATACTTACGATGCAGTAGGTATCAGAGAAGATTTGCAAGATGTTATCTACTCTATCTCTCCAACTGATACACCATTTATGTCATCAGCAGGTAGAGAAGCTGTAAGAAACACTTTGCACGAATGGCAAACTGATAGTTTAGCTGCGGCTGCAACAAACAATGCTGTCATCGAAGGTGATGAAGCAACTTTAGATGCAGTTTCTGCAACATCAAGACTATCAAACACAACTCAAATCATGGACAAAACTGTCGTGATTACTGGTACTCAAGAAGCTGTAGATAAAGCTGGTAGAGCATCAGAATTAGCGTACCAAATCGCTAAAAAATCTAAAGAGTTAAAAAGAGATATGGAAGCTACTTTATTAGCTAATCAAGCTGAAGAAGGTGGTGACTTTGAAACTGCTAGAACTTTTGGTTCTATTAACTCTTGGATTGCATCAAATGATGTATTTGCATCAGATGGTGCTTCAGGCGGATTAGGTAACACTGCTAGAACTGATGGTACTCAAAGAGCTTTAACTGAGGACATGCTTAA